TCGTCCACCGGGATCGTTTCGCAGCCGATGAGAAGCGCTGCCTCCAACCGGCCGTGCCCGCGGACGATCAACCCCGAGCGCTTCGACACGGTGACCGGGTTGCGCCAGCCCTGTTCCTGGATGATCGAGGCAAGAAGCTGGATCTGGTGGGCGCTGTGGCGGTTCGGATTGACCGGGTTGGGTTTCAGCGTGTTCGGATCAACAAGGCGGGTGTGGGCGCAATGCACGGGGATGCTCATGCGCGGTGGCGGGAGTCAACCTTGACACGACGGCATCAGGCATCCGTATTCTGCGCACAGCACCATGGACCACGCCACCTTCGCCCATCTGCTCCAAAAATGGAGGGCACGCAATGGATACAGCCAGCGCGACGCCGCGGAAGTGCTCAAGGTGCCCAAGGCGAGCCTCCAGAACTGGGAACAGCAACGCGCCATGCCGCAGGGGTTCGGGCTTCAAGCGATGCTGGAAATCATCCGGCCGAAGCGCGGGAGGAAATGACGCACGGTTGACTCGTCCGCAACCTGCGGATGGATGCCGTATCACCTGACGTTGCCAAGAAGCTGCTCTCACGCGACTTCGCCAACCTGATCGCCCGCGTGCAGAAGGGCGGCAAGCTGACCCGTGCCGAGCGGGCCATGCTGCAAACGATGGCCACCGGCACCGGAGCGGAACCTGCCACCGCGGCCTCCTACGTGGAACTCGCCGTTATCCTCGGCATCACCCGCCAGACGCTCAATACTTGGAAAAAGCGCAAGGACGCCCCGAAGCCCGCCGCCAACGGCCTGCATGACGTGGCCGCCTGGCGGGAATTCATGCGGCGCAACGATCTCAAAGGCGGCGAACCGGCGACTCAGGAATCCGCCGACATCGAGTCCTCGCTCAAGGCGCGCAAGCTGCTCGCGGAAGTCGAGGAACGGGAACTGCGGCTCGGCATCAAGCGCGGCGACTACGTGGCCGTCGAGGAAGTGCGCCAGACCTGGACCGAGTTCGTTGCGCAGGCAACTTCCATGCTCCGCAAGAAGTTCGAACAGGAACTGCCGCCGATCCTGTCTGGCCTCGACGCCACCGGCATCCAGGAGGAATCGCGGCGGGCCATCGACGAGGTGTTGACGATCCTCCACCAGGGCGAATGAGAACGATCGAATCTGCCCGCGAGAAACTCACCCGGATCTGGCGCGATGCCTGGCGTCCACCCGACCGCCGTCCCCCGTGGGCATGGTGTGAGGACCATATCACCTCGATTCCCTACTCGCCGATCCCCGGTCGATTCCGCTCCGACAACTCGCCGTGGATGCGCGAACCGATGGAGGCGCTGGTTGATCCACGAATCCGCATCGTCTCGATCATCGCCGCGATCCAGAGCGGCAAAACTTCTGTTGGCGAACTCGGTCTCGCCCACATTATCGCCAACCACCCCGGCCCAACGCTCTGGCTCGACCAGACGGACGACGATGCCAAGGACCAAAGCGAGAGCCGGCTGCAAAAGCTCTTCGACGAATGCCCGCCGGTTCGTGCCCTCTACCCAGCAAATCGCCACAAGCGGCGCAACACGACGATCCACTTCGCCAACGGCATGACGCTGTGGGTGCTCGGCGCGCACAACAAGACCAACCTCCAGCGGCGATCCATTCGATGGCTCATTATGGACGAGACATGGCGTATTCCGACAGGTCACATGGCGGAGGCCGAAGCCCGTGTCACCGCGTTCGGCTGGCTGGGCAAATGCCTGTTCATGTCCCAAGGCGGCGAGGAAGACGACGACACCCACCGCAAGCATGAGACGACCGACATGCGCGTGTGGACATTCGCCTGCCCGCACTGCCACCACCGCCAGCCGTTCAAGTGGGAGCAGGTCGAGTGGAGCAAGGACGCCCGCGACGAATCAGGCGAGTGGGATTTCCAGCGGGTGCGGGACACCACCACCATGACCTGCGCGTCATGCAACCACATCTTCGAGGACAGCGACCGCACGCGCCGCGAACTCAACGCCACCGGCCGCTACGTGGTGACCAACCCGCACGCGCCCAAGGAAAACGCCGGATTCCACTGGAACGCCCTGTGTGCGATGAGCTGGGGACGGCTCGCCGAACTCTACCTCCGCGCCAAGGCCGCCGCGCGCAAGGGTGACGTATCGCTCATTCAGCAATTCTATCAGAAACGCCTCGCGCTGGCCTGGCGGGAATATCTGGAGGACTACAAGCTCGACATCGTCCCGGGCGGCTACCTCAAAGGCGAAACGTGGGACGGCGAGGCGGGCGTGGATGCTCACGGGCGGATCGTTCCCGCGGGTGAGCCATCCGTGTGCCCGTTGCGTATCCTCACGGTTGATTGCCAGATGGACCACCTGTTCCTCGTCGTCCGTGCATGGGCCGAGGACGGATCCAGCCGCCTGATCTGGAACGAGCGCGTGCTCACGTTCACCGACGTTCAATCCGTCCAAGAGCGCTTCGGCATCCACCCGAACCTGGTATTCATCGATGCCGGCCACGCCACCTACGACGTGTATCGCGAGTGTGCGGCCCACGGTTGGACGGCACTGATGGGTGACAAGCGAGCCACGTTCACCCACAAAGTCAAAGGCCGGAAGTCCGTCGAGCGCTTCTATTCACCACGCCGCAAGGTGGTGCTCGGCCGCGGGCAGTCCTGCTCGGTGTTCTATTGGTCGAACCTCAACATCAAGGACACGCTGGCCCGCCTGCGTCGAAATCAGGATCCGGAAAACGGCCCGGTGTGGGAGGTGCCCGACGACATCGACGAGGACTATCTCGCCCAGATGGAAAGCGAGCATCGGATTCGCAAGAACGGCAAATGGATCTACGAGCGCATCGGGTCGCGCCCCAATCACTACTACGACTGCGAAGCGGAACAGGTGGTTGCCGCCACCATGCTCAAGATCGTGGGGCGCGAGGCGGCGGCATCCGCGGCAGTTGACACCCAGGACGGGGAGCCATGAGAACCGAAATTCTGCTCGCCGCCCTGTCGCTCCTTCTGCCTTCCTGCATGACACCCCCAATCACCGGAGAGTTCGCCAACAAGGACGGCCGCATCAAGGTCTATCCGGACGGTCGCTTCGAAATCATCGTCGAACCCCACACCTCGAAGTAAGCCATGCCCGCGGAAACATTCAGCGAGTGGTTCGATTCCCAGAAATTCCGCCACTTCGGCGCGGGCGAGTTCGAATCCTACTTCAAGCGGGAGCGCAACGGCGTGAAAAACAGCCCGCCGCCGCGCAAGCTGTGGAGGAACATCATTCCCACGCTGCGCATCGTGGACGATCTCCGCGAGAGCTTCGGCAAACCCTGCCGCATCCTGAGTTCCTACCGCTCGCCGGATTACAACCGTGCGGTGGGCGGTGCCCCTCTCAGCCAGCACAAGGAATTTACCGCTCTCGACATCACCATCGACGGCGTGGATCCGCGGCGCATCTATGATCGTTTGATCGAATGGCGCAAGTCCGGGAAATTCACCGGCGGACTCGGCCTCTATCCGTCGTCGGGTTTCGTTCACATCGACACGCGCGGACGGAACGCGACATGGCGCGGGCGTTGACACCTGCCGCCGTGCATGGCCCGCGGACTCTTCATCACCGGCTTCACCATTTCCGAAGTGCTCGCCATCCAGCGGCGGGCGAAGGAACTGCTGCTCGAAGGCAAGACCATCATGAACTGGAACGACGCGGAAACCTCCGCCGCCAAGCAGTTCGTCATGCCGGTGGCAGAGGTGCTCGATGAATGCGGCCACGCGCTGCGGGTGCTTGATCCCGCCATCTACGGCCGCCCGCGCAACGTGGCTGTCTCACAAGTTTCCGGATACCTGCCCAAATGAACCGCCTCCAGTCCATCGCCCGCCTGCTGCTGCCCCCCGTGCTCGTTCCCAAGGCATGGGGTTCGCCGTTCGAGGCCGCCAACTGGTCGCCGCGGCGCGGATCGGTGCCGGGTGCCTCGCCGACCGACTCGCGCAACGAGCTCACTCCTTCGGTGCGCACCGAACTGGTCCGGAAATCCCGCTACCTCCACAAGAACTCGGGCTTCGTCCGCGAGCTGGTGGCCAACATGGCGATCTACTCGACCGGCGACGGAATCCGCGTCCAGGCGCAATCGGCCAGTCCCGAGTGGAACCGTGCCGCGGAGGCGTATTTCGCGCTGTGGTCGGCCCGCTGCGAGGTGACGCGGCGGTTTTCGTTCGAGGAATGCCAGGCGCTCGTCTGCCGCGGCATGGACATCGACGGCGAATACTTCATCCACAAAACCCGCGACCGCGACGGCGAGCCGCGCATCCAGTTGCTCGAAAGCCACCGCATCGGCGACG